TTCTTACAGGTGGTGCGGGAGCCACTATGGGACTTACAGGTGCCGCAGCCGCAGCAACAAGTGCCGCTGTATCAGGATTTACTACGGCTGCGTATGGTGGAGATAAAGACGCTATCCTTAACTCTATGTTAATGGCTGGCGGTACTTCTTTACTTAAAGGTGCAGTTGATAAAGTTAAAGAAGGCGTAGAGAACGTAGCTGAAGAAACTCTACAAACTATTAGTCCAGAACTTAAAGCCAGTATCCCAGAGATAGTTCCTACTAATGTTTCAGAAGCTGCTGTAGCTAATCCTAGTAGTGTTATAGATTTAGCAGGCGATCCTTCTGCTTTTGGAAATATAGATATTGCAGCTTTTACTCCTGAAACTGTTGCTTCTACTTTAACTGATTCTCAACATTTTACTAACACTATTAAAAGAATTGTAGATGATGTTGGTGGAGACGCCGCTTATAAAAACTTAACTCCAGATCAGTTTGGGCAGCAGTTGCTTAAACATGGAGGAGGAAGAGCTTACAGACAAATTTTTGAATACGGAGGAGATCCAAGAGCTTTAGTAGATATTCCTGATGAAATAATCTCTATGTCTGGCGGTGTTGGTGCTATTCCAGACTTTATTATGAAAACAGAGATGGAGGACTACACTAGACCTCCTGGATTATTTACGGAAACAAAAGTTGATATAAGTAAACTAGAAACTCCTCAAGAACGCCCAACACCAGTAAGACCACAACCAACACAAACACCAGGAGGTGGCGGTGGAGCGCCTAGTGCAGAAGCGTCATTGCCTACAACTACAACAGTAACTGCACCAGCAGCCCCTAGTGCAACTATAACGCCTAGCGTACCAAGACCTACGCTTACTGCTCCTGGATCAGTTACTAATGCATTGTTGACTAACACATTGTCTGGTTTAGCATCAGCAGCATCTACAGTATCTCCTCCAGTTACACCTATTGCTACTACTGCTCCTACAACTGAACCTACGCCTCCTACAACTACAGAGCCTACAGATATACTGGAGGACACTACTGCTGAAGATACTGCTGCACAAATAGAAGCAGAAGCTAGAGCAGAAGAAGATACTGCTGCACAAATAGAAGCAGAAGCACAAGCAAAAGCAGACGCAGCAGCCGCAGAAGCTAGGTATGGAGAAGCTGTAGCAGCAGGAGAAGCTCTTGGTGAAGCTAGATACGGTGAAGGTTTAGGTACAGGTAGAGGCCAAGGTGCAGGGGCAGGTATTGGCGCTGGTCTAGGCTTAGGTTTGCTTTCTGGAATGTTAGGAGGCCAAGGAGGAACTGGAGGTTACACACCACCAGAGTTTGAAGACTATGATTTTAGAAAAACATATCAAGCACCTGGGTTACTAGAGTTAGCACCACAGTACGAAGGTTACCAAGCTCCTGCTGCATATGACCCAGAAACTAACTATGCTAATACAGTAGCAGATCAGATACGTAACCTTAGAACATTCCACGCACTGTCTAAAGACCAAGTGCAAAATAAGCTAGGCTTGTTTGAAGACTCTTTACTTCAAGAAGCAGTTATGCAAAATTTATACGGAGCAGGTGGTAGATGAGTACCAGTTATTTGAACATAGTCAACGAGGTACTACGTAGGCTACGAGAAGAAGAAGTATCCACCATTACACAGAACACCTACAGCAAGATGGTAGGTGACTTTGTTAATGATGCAAAGCAGATTGTAGAAGACTCACACCAGTGGTCTACACTACGTACAACTATTGTAGTACCTACTGTAGCAGATACTACAGAATATAGCTTGACAAACGCTGGAGAACGTGTTAGAATATATAGTGTCATTAACGACACATCAAACTTCTTTATGCGTTATGAGTCACCTAACTGGTTTAACAATGCTTATTACATCTCTGGTGAAGTAACTGGTAGTCCTGACTCATATACCTTTAGTGGTATTGATGGTAACAGTGATACTAAAGTAAAAGTATACCCTAAACCATCAGGTGTCTTTAACTTACGCTTTGATTTAATTGCTAGAGAAGATGAACTGTCTTTAGATACAGACACTACAGTCTTACCTAAGAACGCTATAGTACACAACGCTGTAGCTTTGTTGGCTAGGGAACGTGGTGAAACTGGGGGAACTACAGCACAGGATTACTTCTTGATTGCAGACAAACATCTATCTGATGCTGTTGCTTTAGATGCCTATAAGAATCCTGAAGAGTTTATCTGGACTACTCCCTAATGGCTCAGAACAGAGAACACATATACATTGCTGCTCCGGGGTTCAAGGGTCTTAACACTCAAGACTCTCCTGTAGCTCAAGACGCTACCTTTGCTGCTATTGCTGAGAACATGGTAATAGATAAGTATGGTCGTATTGGAGCTAGGCAAGGCTTAAATAAACTTACAACTAGTGCTACTCCATTAGGGTCTAGTATTGGCATAGAGTCTATCTTTGAGTACGTAGACCATAGCGGTGATAAGACAGTATTCTCTACTGGCAACAACAAGATCTTTACAGGCACCACTACACTGACTGATGTTACTCCTAGTGGCTACACGCCTACGGCAAACAACTGGAAGATCATAAACTTTAACAATCATGCTTACTTCTTTCAAAGAGGACATGAGCCGTTAATTTACACTGATGAGTCTGGCTCTGGTGTGCTTGATAACATAAGTGACCACAGCCACTCTACAGGTACAGCACCTCAAGCCAATGAAGCTCTAGCAGCCTTTGGTCGTGTATGGGTTGCTGACGTTACTGGTAACAAGCATACTGTTTTCTGGTCTGACACACTTAACGGACATGCGTGGACAGGAGGTACTTCAGGTTCCTTAGACATTACAACTGTATGGCCTACAGGTCATGATGAGATTGTAGCGTTATCAGAGTTTAACGACTTCTTAGTTATCTTTGGTAAGCGTAGTATTATCCTGTACTCTGGTGCTAGTTCACCGTCTAGCATGGTACTAGCTGATGTTATTACTAACATTGGCTGTATTGCTAGAGACAGCGTACAGTCCACAGGATCAGACTTATTGTTCTTATCTGACTCTGGTGTCCGTAGTTTGGGCAGAGTTATACAAGAGAAGTCTAACCCTATTGGTGACGTATCTGTAAATGTACGTGATGACTTAGTACAGGCAGTGTCTGTAGAAACAGGTAACATCAAGGCAGTCTATAGTGAAGAAAATGCTTTTTACTTGTTGATATTACCTGCAGTTAACAACCTAGTGTTCTGTTTTGACATGCGTGGTAAGCTAGAAAATGGAGCTAATAGGGTAACTACATGGCCGTTTACTGGTATTCTGTGTGCTACAACTACAGATAACAATGACGTTTACTTTGGTAACTCTAAAGGTATTAACAGATATTTTGGTTTCTTAGACGATACTTCTACTTACACAATGAAGTATTACACCAATGCTCTTTCGTTTGGTGACGCTAGTAAACTAAAGATTCTAAAAGAAATAACATTTACTATTGTAGGTGGCCAGGGAACAGACCTCTTGTTAAACTGGGGTTACGATTATACTGAAGGATACACCAAGCAACTGTTAACAGTAGACGATGCGTCTATTGCAGAGTATGGTCTTTCTGAGTACAACGTAGCAACCTCGCAGTACAACGCATCTATCATTGTAAACAAAGCAACAACTAAAGCTACTGGATCTGGTAGAGTAGTTACTATTGGTTTAGATGCCACAATTAACGAGAAGTCATTTTCAATACAAGATGTAAACATTGAAGCATTCATAGGTAGAACAATTTAATGAGTAATTATACTAAGACTACAAACTTTGCAGCAAAGGACTCACTACCTTCAGGTAACGCTGCTAAGATTGTTAAAGGCACTGAGATTGACACAGAGTTCAATAACATTGCTACTGCATCAGCAACTAAAGCAAACGCTAACAATGCTGCACTTACAGGTACAACTGTATTTGAGACGTTGTCGGATGGCGCCCTTAGCATCACAGGATGGGTAGATGAAGATAACATGTCTTCAGACAGTGCATCCCTTGTACCTACACAACAGTCAGTCAAAGCATACGTAGACTCACAGGTTACTGCACAGGATCTTGATGTAACTGATGGCTCCACAAGCATTGACATTGACTTGGACTCTGAGTCTCTAGGTATCTTAGGTGGTACAGGTATTGACTCTACTGCTTCAGGTACTGGGGTTACTCTAGCTATTGATGCTACTGTAGCTACTCTAGCAGGCACACAGACGTTAACCAATAAGACTCTTACGTCACCTACGCTTAACACACCTACTATTGGTACTTCGTTTACTATTGGCTCCGCTACGATCACTGAAGCAGAACTAGAAATTCTGGACGGTGCTACAGTAACTACAGCAGAGCTAAATGTACTGGACGGTATCACTAGCACTACTGCTGAGTTAAACATACTTGACGGTGTAACGTCTACCGCTGCTGAACTTAACATTTTGGACGGCGTTACTTCTACTACTGCTGAGCTTAACATCCTAGATGGTGTCACTAGTACTACAGCAGAACTTAATATCTTAGACGGAGTTACCAGCACTACAGCAGAGCTTAATATCCTAGATGGTGTGACTGCCACTACAGCAGAACTGAACATCATGGATGGAGTTACTGCTACCACAGCAGAACTAAACTACGTTGATGGTGTAACTTCTAATGTACAAACACAGTTGGATGCTAAGGCTCCAATTGCTGGAGCTACATTCACAGGAACTACTACCATACCTACTGCTGACATCAATGGTGGAGCTATAGATGGTACTGTTATTGGTGGCTCATCCGCTGCTGCTGGTAACTTTACTACTCTAGGAGCCTCTGGTGCTATTACAGGTACTCTGGGTACTGCTGCACAAACTAACATTACAAGTGTAGGCACACTTAGCAGCTTAACAGTATCTGGTGACGTTACAGTAGACACTAACACACTGAAGGTAGACTCTAGTAACAATCGTGTAGGTATTCTTAACGCATCACCTGATGTATCCTTAGACGTTGGTTCAGCCACAGACGCTATGCACGTACCTGTAGGTACTACTGCACAAAGACCCGGAAGTCCTGCTGCTGGATACTTTAGATACAATAGCACTACAGGTGGATTTGAAGGCTACACAGATGCTTGGGGAGCTATTGCTGGCGGCGGTGGTGGAGTAGCGCCTAGTATTGACACAATGACAGGTGATGGTTCTGACACCACACTTGCTCTTACTAATGCTCCTGTTAATGAGAATGCTACCTTTGTAACTATTGACGGCGTAACTCAACACAAAAGCACCTATAGTGTCTCTGGTACTACTTTAACATTCTCTACTGCACCTCCTACTGGTTCTGCTGTAGAAGCTATTACACTTAACACTACTACAATCAATACTGCTTCTATTCTACAGGATGCTGATGGTGATACCAAAGTACAGGTAGAAGAGTCCAGTGATGAGGACAAGATACGCTTTGATACTGCTGGTACTGAGCGTCTCCAAATTGACAGTAGCGGTAATGCTATCTTCACAAAGTCTGGTGGCGCTTATTTGCAGTTGAAAGACGCATCAGCAGTTAGGGGTGCAATCAATGTAGGAACTTCTGATGGTCTGGTATTTACCACAGGTTCTTCATTCACAGAACGCCTGCGTATTGACTCATCAGGCAACGTGGGAATTGGTACTACTTCGCCTAG